TAGCATGCCATAATATGCTCCGACCTGTAAGAGCGCTAATACCAAAGATAATGCAGTCTTCAACTTCTCCGTGATGTTTTTTAAGATCATATAGATATTCCTTTCTTATCTGTGCATAAATAGGTGGTACGTTTGCATTTAAATAAGCCATACGCTAATATTATCATCAAAGTCCCTGTAGTCTATGGTTATTTCGTCACCAATATTAATATCTTTTAACGCTATTCCATCATCATTAACACTTGGATCATTACTATGGTTTAAATATTTTTCATTGTCTAAACCTAAAACTAAAATACCTGTGCCTAATTTTCTTTCATAAGCATGTGTGTCTATTAACTTTGCTAAGGCTAAAGGCATAGCTTGAAGATTATTTTTATTAAACTCCATTTCAAATTCCGGTCTTTCCTCTTTTATTTTTCTTCCTTTTTTTATATTTTCTTTAGAAAAAACACCCACACCATGTATTTTACTTTTATCTAAATAAGTATCTATTAAAAACATTATTTTATCGTGCCCCAATTAGGACCTGATTCAAAGTCAACTTTATTCTTAACCTCAAGAGGTATTGTTTGTTCCATTATATTTTTAATAAGCTCTGGTTCGTGGTCCGTGATTGAAAAGCAAAGCTCATCGTGTATTTGTATGTGAGGTATTATACCTTTCGCATGTAAATCTACCATGGCTTTCTTTGTCATATCTGCAGCTGATCCCTGTATCAATCTATTTAAGGCTTTGTAGGTAAATGCAGGTGTGTAGTATCTTTCAAAATAATCCATATAGTTTGCATCTATTTTGTTCTCTTTGTATTTGTCTAGCATCTCTGCTTTGAATGCTTCCATAGCCTGTTCTTTTGTGTACAGTGGCACCTCATTAAATCTATTAGTATCAGGATTCCATTCTTTGTTTGTTGTTTCCCACTTATCAAATCTGCAAAATCTATCGTGCAGTGTAAATAATAATTTATTTTGTTTTGCAAATGCAATTAATTCTTGTGATAATTGACGTACAAAGGGAACTCTGCCGTGATATTCATTAAATAATTCTTTTGCCTGTCGTTGATCCAGACCTAATTCTCTCTGTAGTTTTATTTTACCCATGCCATAGAAAAGACCTAGGTTAATTGTTTTTGCCTGTTTCCTGGAGATATTAGCCATGTCAGCAACGATTTGGTGAAAATCGGCATCCTCCCTATCAAATTCATTTTTAAGGCTCTCCGTGCCTGGTAGACCTAATTTTATGGCGTAGTGCACCACAATACGTGGTTCTTGCTGTGAGTAGTCAAAACTACCCCATTTACAGCCATCCTCCGGTATAAACAACTCTCTCATCTTACCACCGATATAACCCTTGGCTGGAATCTGTTGTAGATTAGGATTTGACATACTAAACCTGCCGGTAACCGTGCCACCTGTATCTGATCTTATTTGGTTTATGTCTGCATGTATTCTACCCTCGTGCACATACTCTAGTAACCCATCTATAAAAGTATTAACTGCCTTATCATACTCTCTTGCCTTTGCAATCATACGCAGACATTTGTTATTATGTTTTCGTAAATAATCTTTTGGTAGTTGTGGCATCTTAGATTTTGGTGTGACCTTGTAATCTTTTATACAAAGGTGATCTAATAATTTTTTGATTGATGCCGCAGCCCAGATGTCAACCTTGATTGTTGTGATACTTTCGATGGCTTTTATAATTTGATCTCTACGTTTTTTGAGATGTCGTCCAAACTGGATCGCTTTTGCGACATCTATTCTAACGCCTTTGAATTTCATGTCAACCAAACATAAAAATAATTTTGTTTCTAATTCAAATATTTGTCGACAAGTTTTTTGTTCTCCATCATCTTTAGTGTATAATACTTCGTCAATTTTTTTATTAAATAACTTCCATAGTTTATAAGTTAGATTAACATCCTGTTTTGCATATTCTTTTACGATCGATGCAGGAAGTTTGTGCATGTTAGTCATTGGATCCTTGACTGTTCCACCAGACCATTCTAATGTTTTTTGTTGTAGATCGTATTTGTATTTCTCTTCGTTAAGATAATCTTTTGATAATGCATCCAGTGAATATTTAAATCTATTCTCGTCAATAACAGATGCAGCTATCATGGTATCAACTATTCTACCTTTAATCATCATACCTGTTATAGCTCTTATCCAACAGACATCATACATAGCGTTATGAAATACTTTTGTAATGTTTTTGTTTTGAAATATCTTGTCGTTTAACACTTGCCATATTTTATTTATTCTTTGATAGTCTATGTCGGTATCAGAGTGGCGTAGAGGAAAATATGCTAAATCATTTTCTGTTGCAACTGCTATACCACAAATAAAACCATCGTTTCTTATTGCACCCAAACCTTTTGATTTAAGATTAGGGTCATAAGTTTCTATGTCTATCGCAACAGTGTCAATACCATTTAGATTTAGATCCTCTGGTGTATTACACATTGTAGTCCCTCTCAATAATCATCTCTATAAAATGTATCGCTTTCAATAAATCCTGTTTCTTCCCTTTATCACGGTGTCTTATTATATATTTTATAGCACAACCTTCAGGATATAACAACTCATTCTCAACCACAAACTTACTGGGTTGAATCTTATACTTTTGGTAGTGTGATCCTCCGTGCTGTTTATCCCAAACATTTTTCTTTTTCATATTACCTCCATTAAAAATGCTGCAATACATATTACAGTTATTAGTGCTAAATCATCTGTCATCTTGAAATATTTTCAAAAAATAAATTTTTATCTTCTCTCCACTCATCTATTCGATTGTTTAAATTATTTTTTTTAATCCACGTATTAAATTTTCTGTCATATTGAATTTGTTCTGCCTCTCTACCATCTCTGCTGTCTCTTTTAACAAATCTTTTTTTTCCAACATGAAATATTGTTTCTGTATTTCCAAACTGATAAATTTCAGTATCAAAAAATCTTGAAATAGATGAATAATAGGCATTATCCATGGGTTCTTTATTTATAAAACTTCTAGTATAATAGCCATTTTTTTTACTAGAATTTAATAGAGGATTTAATCTATTTATTAAATAACCTTCAATTTGTTTTCTTTTTTCATCATTATTAATAAATTTATTTTCTAAAATTCTAACTCTAACATTGTCTTTTAATTTACTTTCAATAAATTCTCTAGTCTTACCAGTTTTTTTGTGTAATTTAATTATAAGTTCATTGTCTCTACTTGAACCATTAGAGTATGCTTTAATTCTTGTGGGGTAGCTAGAACTCTCTCCAACATACAAAACGTTGCATTTATTTTTAACTTTGGTAAAAATTTTTCTTTTTTCACATATAACATAAATTCCAGGTTGTTTAGTAACATCATCCAAAGATTTATATCTTTTATCATTTAATTTTTTAAGTTCCTCTTTCTTTTTTACTTTCTCTAATCTTTGTTCCTCTAAATAATTTTTAATAGCTAAATCCTCTTGTTCTTGTTTTTCTTTAAGTTTAGCTTTTACAAATTCTTCTGAAAATTTTTTTCTTATTTTTAATCTAGCTTTTATAAAAGATTTTAAATCTGTATAATTTAAGGGATCTACATCATACTCCCACCCTTTTTTCCATCTATACAAAGGATTATTAGAGGGGCTAATCCAACCTTCTTGTGTGTTAAAATTAGGGAAAACATCAAGTAAGTCATTATGTAAAACATGGTCTTTATCATACGCCTCCCCCTTGTAATATTTTTTAGATAATTTAGCCATCGTGTCATAGTAATTAAACCATGGGACTTCTATCGTGTAAGTTTTATATTTAAAATTTGGATTTGTTCTTACCATCTCTCCATTAGATGTTTTCCTTTCTACTTGTTGAAAATAAGTGCATAAGTATTCTGGTTCATAAGATCTTTTTAATTTTATTAATTGATTTTGATATGATTTGTTTAAATAATTAAAATGTGTTACTAAATGCATTTTAAGGTCTTCATTTAAATATTTTTCTCTTTTTAAAATATCATCAGTTTTTTTATTTAAATATATTTCAGGATCCTCATGGTTCCATTCTTTTTCAAATTTATTATCTATTAACATTTTTATCTTACTCCTAACGTGTATTTACCTTGTGATGCCACAGTCCAACAATCAAACTTGCCTCGACTATATGCAACGTATTTTAATCTGAGTTGTGTAAAATAATCTTCCTGTCTTGTCGCTGTCAGATCAACAACAACATTGTCAAACGTCAAACCTTTTACGGTATGTATGTTTGCGTATTTTACTCTTACCTCTCCATCATCATAACCTTTGTTTAGAATCTTTCTAATGTAGATTAATCTATCAGGGTCTGTCTTCTTTCTTATTAATGCAAAGTCTCTTTCTCTACCTGCGTCTTCTTTTAGATACTTGTGATATTTCATGTAGTCTAGAGTATATTCTCTATCAACCCACTCATCAAAAGTCTCCTCCCCTCTGCCATGTACTATCACTTTGCTACCCATATATTGCCAGAAGTCTTTTATCTGTTTTAATGGCATAGGTGTGCCTCTACAAAAATCTGGCCATAGTTTGTGGCATCTTAATTCTTTCTTTGGTACGTGGGCCGTGTTCCCTACATGTGCAAACTCTATACCCTGTTGTTTAAAAAATTTTTTGACCCATGAATCTGATGGCGTGCCGCGATAGGTAAATAAAAAAGTCTCATTAGTATTTTTTATTTTATCTAGCAAAGCAGTCATAGCACTACATCTTTTATCTAGACTAGGTAAATGATAATGATTGCCTGTTATATCTGTTGGTTTCCACGCTCTTTCGTAACCATAATGATCCCATATCGGTCTTATTATTCTTTTACACAAATTATTTATTGTTTTACCACATCTGTGTCCCTGCTCTAGTTGTTCTGCATCTCTCGATAGTCTGTGATAATAGTCTGCATCTGACCCTGCAAACTCAAATATAGTCTGGTCCGCATCACCAACAAAATAATATTCTTTTGCTTTTGTTGCCAGTTTATTTAGAGCCTCTCTCTGTGGCACGTTACTGTCCTGCGCCTCGTCGACTATCAAAGCATCTATGTCTGGCTCTATCGCCTTGTCTATAAAATCCTGTATCATATCTGCGTAGTCACACACGTGATTATCTTTCTTGTATTGAAAGTATGGGTGAGCCATCTGTTCTATAGAATTTAGATTATATGGTTTGTAAATCTGTTTATCACACGTCTTCCAATGTTCTTTCAATGTGTTGCCTCTGCCATGTGCATCAGCTAGGTATCTATAAAATTTATGTTTGTCAGCATTAAACTCTGACTCTGTCACTCTATGTAATTTAAAAAGAGAATCTATGGTTGTTAGATTCATGTGGTCTGCATAACTGAATACCTCTTTACGTCCTACCAACCTGCTCTTGCAGTAAGAATGTATTGTACATATGTTATACTTCATAGATTTTTTTGTAACACCCTGCATTTCTGGTAGTTTAAGTATTTCATCTCTTATCTCATCAGCTGCAACATTAGTGTGTGATAATATTATTATTCTGCTGTAAGGATATTTTTTTAGCAATTCTGTATATTTCTGTGTAATAAACATCGAAGTCTTACCTGTTCCTGGTGGTCCTGATATAAACTTAGGTTGTTTCATCTGTCACCTCCTGATATTCACCCTCTACTATGAGATCCTCTTTATCTATTTTTTGATTTGTTATACGCCAAGACACACATGATTTTGTGCCAAACTTACCATGATTCTTTTTTGCTTTTAATATGTTCTGACATTTTATTACAAGATCCACACGTGCTAGATTTACTTTCTGTTTGTGTAGGTAGTCTTCAAACTTATCTAGATTAAACTCTAATGTATTTTTTTGCATGTTGTAATAAGGCATGCCAAAGTATGCTAATTCTTTTTTATTTGTGTATGCTTTTTCCTCTGCAATATAATTTTTAAAATGTTTTACAAATCTTAGATCTTCTTCTGCCTCCTCCACGTAGTTATTTGATTTTTCTCTTGCCTCATACTTTCTACGCATTATCTCTTCAAAATCTGCAGCTTTCATCTCTGGTATCCACACGGATGCTTTACTGATCACAGAGTCATAGAATAATTTTTTATTTCTAAGTGTAGGACCGTCTACTGTAATTGTTTTTTCAACGGCCTCACCCTGCACCACAGCGTTTATTTTTACAAAATATCTATCGCTTCCATACTCTATTATCTGCCCGATAGATTGTTTTGCCTCTTCGCTTGTAGCCTCTTGCACACCAATCCAACTAAACATAGTTGCTATTGTTTTTGTAGAGCACCCAATGATCTCTGCAAGTTTTGGCATACCAAATTTTCTATTTGCTTTTTTGTGTGTTGTGCCTTTTCTTTTTCTCTTCTCTGCCTCTTCGTCTTTTGCTGCGACTGCAATCTTGTAAACAAAATCGTCTATGTCATCTACATTCCATTCTGTGTGTTTTAACAATACACCTGCCATGGCAGTGCAATAGTCATCTCTCTGTCCTGACCCTGCGTATGTGATGCAGAGTGCTGCAGCCAAAGCAATCTTGCCAAGATCAACTTTTAGATTACCTGGATACTCATCTATGCCATCATACTTCACCCACTTAACAACCTCGTTTGTTGTATGGTATTTTGTTTCTGGAACTAACGTGTATTTATTTGCGCCATGTCTTATCTCACATAGAGTTGCGCCATGACCATAGTCTTTGTAATAATTTTCTAATTCTTTTGGTAATGCAAACTTCTTGTAGTCTGATGTGCCAGACCAAAGATAATGACTTGATGGATTGTTTCTTCTACCAAATATCGCACCACATGATTTTATGTGGTCACTTGTAAATCTTTTTACGACAGGATTATCAATATCAAAATCTATGTATTGATCTAATCTAAGTCCTATCTGTTTTGTTGCGTGTTCTATTCTCCATTCTTCTTTCGTAATTTTAAAATCTGGATCGGACCATTTCTCGACCACAGCCTGCTTTGTATCGCAGGGTATGATTACCCGTCCCAGATCTATCCAATCCTCATACGTAACCGGTGCTTTGATTATCTTCTCATTCATAAATTAAAAAGTGGGCGACTCCACGCTAGCTTCGACGCCCACTACCTAGGATCTTATAAATTTAAAGATTTTTTAGTTTGCTCTTGAGTTTCAGGTTTTGCTTCTATCTCACCCTTACCTACAGAATCTGCAAAAGATTTTGCCATATCATAGATACCTTTATCCGTGACTGGTCCTACCTTTGCTACATCCCAACCAAACCATGTTCCTTTGTCGTTAGACATCTGAACGGTTGATAGTTTATAAATGTGGCTATAAGTTGGCGGAGTAAACAAA